ATATTCTATGAAAGACCATTACATGATTGGTCTAGTCATGGCTCTGATTCTTTCCGTTACTTAGCCCTTGGATTGGATGAAGGACATTCAACATGGTCTAAGCCTATTAACCAAACTCCGAAATGGATTGTGTAATGTATGTAGAACGTCAAGGGACTAATTTAGCCCCAAAAGTAAAAGAACTTGAAAAGCGACTCGAAATGTTGGAAAATGTGGTAAAAGCATTACAATTGGATAAACCCCGAATGGGTCGCCCTCCAAAGGACAAAAATGGAAACGAACGACTTGAAGTCGATACTACAGGCTGAGATTGATGACTCTATTGGTTTCATCGAATCAGAAACAGTAGAACAGCGCAAACAGGCTCTTGAAGCCTATCTCCGTCAGCCATACGGGAACGAGGTAGAGGGAAAGTCACAAATCGTTACAGGTGAGGTAGCAGAAGCCATTGATGGTGCTTTGCCCTCACTTGTTCGCATTTTCACAGGCTCAGACCAGATAGTAGTCTTTGAGCCACAAGGCCCAAGGGATGAAGAATCTGCTAAACAGGCCACAGATTACTGTAATTGGGTTTTCCACAGGGATAACGAAGGTGTAGCAATCCTGCACGATTGGTTCAAAGATGCCTTGCTTCAAAAGAACGGCATTGTTAAGGCTTATTGGGAAGACAAAGAAAACATAACCAAAGAGCGTTACTTCAACTTGTCTGATGATGAGTTAGCAATGCTTATGTCTGATGACACAATGGAGATTGTTGAGCAAGAGACAGAAGAATTCCCTATCCTAGACCAGATGGGACAACCTGCATTTGACCAGATGGGTCAGCCATTGGTTAACTCTGTTCATAACATTACTGTCCAACAGAAAAAGATGGTGGGCAAGGTTACGATTGAGAACGTACCTCCAGAGGAGTTCTTGATAAGCAAGAAGGCAAGAACGATTGCTGACTCTCCTTTCGTAGCCCACAGGCAGATGTTGACTCGTAGCACATTGATTGCTATGGGTTTCAACAAGAAGCAGGTAGAGGGCTTGCAGATGGGTGATGCTTTGGCTTATACGCCAGAGCGTGTGGCTCGTTTCTCTGCTGGTGAGCAACCTTACCAAGTCCAGACTGATGACCCCTCAATGCAAGAGATTGAGGTGTTTGAATGTTATGTCAAAACTGATATAGACGGAAAAGGTATTGCATCGTTGGTACAGGTGTTCTACGCCTCAAACGAGATTCTGCAAAACAAAAGAGGTAAGGAAATGATTGAGGAAGTGGACTATGTTCCTTTCCACTCAATCTGTCCTATTCCTATCCCACACAAGTTCTTTGGTAATTCACTTGCTGACAGAACAGTTGACCTACAACTAATTAAAACGACTATCACTCGTCAGATGTTGGATAACCTTTATCTGACCAATAACGCCAGAGTAGTTGCTGTAGAAGGACAGGCAAATTTAGATGACCTGCTTACATCTACAGCAGGTGGTGTTATTCGTGTTAAGTCTCCTAATGCTGTTCAACAATTAACAGTTCAAAACGTAGCATCTCAGGCTTTCCCAATGCTTCAGTATCTGGACACAGTACAGTCTAAGCGTACTGGTGTATCTGATGCTTCACAGGGCTTAGACCCTGCTATCTTGCAGAACGTAACTGCTGCTGCGGTTGCCTCTATGCAACAAGCTGGCGCAGGTAAGATTGAGTTAATGGCTCGAATCTTTGCTGAGACAGGCGTTAAGTCATTGTTCAAGGGTATTTTGCATCTTTTGTGCAAATATCAGGACAAGGCTCGTTTGGTTCGCATGCGTGGTGAGTTTGTAGAGTTTGACCCTAGAACATGGGCTAACCAATACGATGTTTCTATTAACGTGGGTCTGGGTGCTGGTAACCGACAAGAACAGATGGCTATGTTGTCCATGATTGTTGCTAAACAAGAACAGTTGATTGGTCAGTACGGCCCTGCTAATCCTTACGTTTCACCTGCTCAATATCGCAACACATTGGGACGCATGGTAGAGACTGCTGGTCTGAAGGACTCTACAGAGTTCTACAAAGCAATTACGCCAGAGCAAGACCAAGCATTGAGTAATCCTCCTCCACAACAACAACCACAGATGCCTCCAGAAGTACAGGCTTTGATGCAAAGAACACAAGCTGAGATACAGGCTGCTCAACAAAAGGCTCAAGCTGATATGCAATTGCAACAACAGCAACAGCAGATTGATATGCAGATGGCTCAACAGAAGGCTGGTCTTGAAATGCAATTGTTGCGTGAGAAAGAATCAGCTAAGTTGCAGTTAGAGCGTGAGAAACAACAGGCTTACTTTGCGCTGAAGCAACAAGAGTTTGAAGCAGAAGCACAATTGAAAGCAATGAAGATTGGTGCTGGCATTACATCTAACGTAGAGATTAGGGGTTAATCATGGCAGTATCTAGTCAACAGATTGTAGATTTTCTTATTGCTAACCCAAACATGAGCGATGCTGAAATAGCATCTGTAATGAATCAGTTTGGTGTAAGTCCATCTGATGTTGCTGCCGCTACTGGTGCTGATGAAGCAGTTGTTCAAGCAAGATTTGACGAAGTTGCCCCAACTGTTGCTGCTCCTATAGATGAGCCTGTAGCTGCACCAGTTTACGAAGCACCTACTGCCCCTGTTTATGAAGCCCCTGCTACTCCTGTTGTTGCTCCTGTTGCTGCGCCAACTGGACAAATATCAACTCAGCAGATTGTTGATTTCCTTGCGACAAATCCTACCAATGCTGAAATTGGAAAGGCAATGGAAACTTTTAAAGTATCTCCAACTCAGATTGCTGATGCACTAGCCTCACAAGAAGCAAAACTTGGCGCAACTACAACTGTTGTTGAAAATGCAGAAACAGGTCAAACATCCTCAGTTTTAAATGACTTGGGTGGTGGCTTTAATGCCTATAGAGATGAGAACGGCAATTTAAGCTATAGCAGAGTTGACCCCGCAAATCCAGACAAGATTCAACTTTATGGCCCTAAAGGTGAGTATCGTGGTGAAGAAAAGATACTTAGTTCTGGTGAGCAAGTATGGAAAGACCTTGGCCCTATTGTTAAAGCCGTTGCAGGTCAATATGCAGGTCAAGTATTGTCAGATTCTGGGGTATTAAAAGATTTGTTTGGAAATGTTGTTGAAACAGCAGTGCCAACAGATGCTGTTCCATCTACTCCTTTTAGTGCTGATTACTCGCTAACTAATGGGATTAACCCTGAAGGTTTAAAAGCAGGAACTTCTGCTAACTTGCCAACTATGGGTGGTGGTCAAGGAATAACACTAAATGTTGGTGCGCCATCTACAACATTAGCTGATGCAATTGCAACAATTGGCGGTGTTGGCCCAACCAACTTAACTACTATGGGCGGTGGTCAAGGATTAACCTTACAAACCCCAACTGGATTAGTAACCTCAACTGGAACAATTCCTATTGGTGGCTTAACAGGAAATACCAATGTCATTGGTGCAACTGGCATAAATACAGCTACGAATATTGGTTCTACCATTGGCTCAACTATTCCAGTAAATCCATTAGCCCCGCCTAAAGTACCAGTAGTTCCTGCTGCACCTCCTGCTGCAAAACCTCCAGTAGTTACTCCTACTACTCCTTTAATTCCTCCAACAATAGCGGAAGTTATTAAAACAATTGCGCCTATTGCAATTCCAGCAATTGTTGCAACTGCCGTAACTCCTAAAACACCTACAAAAACTGGATATGACGTAGTTCCTATTCCAACAGATTGGAAGCCTCCTACAGCGCAACCAACTACGCCATTCCAACCACTAGCACCTATTGATTTTGGTACTAGCGCATTGTTAAAAGGCACTCAGTTTGAAAGAATGTTAGACCCTAACTACGGCAAAGTCCCTGCGCCTACACAATATGCACAGCCATCTAACCTTAGTTATAACGACTTGATGAGTATCTTGGGTAGCAAGCAAGGTATGCCTCCGACAAGTTCTCTATCTATCAATGATGTAATCTCAGGAATTCAGAATCAATATGGACAAGTACCTAGTGGCGCAGTGGGCGCAAAACCTGCTTAATGATGACTTTTTCAAAGAAGTTATAGATAACTTGAAAAAAGAACAGATTAGTGTAATAATTAACACAAGTGCAGAAGAATGTGATAGGCGTGAAGATGCTTATCGGCACATTAAGACTTTAGAACTAATTACAGGACACCTAGAAGGCTTGGCCTCGGAAACTGTGATTAAAGAGAAGAAGTGGAAGATTCTGTAGCCTTTAGGCTACACCTCCGTCCAGAAGGTTTCTGGCGATTATTGAGATGACAAATGGAAAACACCAACCCTAATGGGAGTGAAAGCCTA